ACTCGTGACCAGCAACCTGTCCCTTGGCAACAGGGAAGTAGTTACTGTCGAAGTTCCATCTGCCCCATCCGCTCATCGGAGACCCTTTCTTCGTATGCTTCCCGGTCAAACGGGATTTCAGCAATAGCCATCAGTTCTTCGACAACCTCGGGATGTTGTGATACAGTAATGTCTGCGCCGTTAAGATTGCGGAGGAAAGCAGCGATTTCCCTCAGATCATGCGGGGCAACATCACCAGCAACCAGTTTGGGCATCGTCTCGAAAGGGAGGCCATTCAACTGCCACAGACGCTCGATCAGTTGCTTGTTGAGCACAGTGACGATGGTGTTGATGTAGCTTTCCATACTACGAAGGAAAAGATCAGTCTTCGATTTGGACAGAGCGTAGGAGCCAGTATTGCCACCACCCAACATCAGGAACTCGGCCATGACAGACCTAGCAATGTCGTGTTGGTAACGCTTTACAACCGGATCGATGTCAATAGACCGATTGCCATTGGCAGATATGAGTTCAATGTCCACAAGACGTTGACTTGTTGGCTTTCCATCCACATCAACGTAGAGGTCCGAGGGGAGAAGGGCATATCCTTGTTCATTGTTTTTCAAATCTCGAAGGATCGCTTCAAATTGCGATTTGAGGTTGCTTTGGTCCGAACTCGCATCAATCGACAGATATTCGGCAGGCATACGACCGATAGGAACACCATGAAGTTCGCGCTCGATGGCGATAGCCTCATAGGCTTGAATCTTGTTCAGATAGGTGTAGGCTACAAAAGCATTGCGAAGGATAGAACGACCAGAGGGATCATTGTTGAAGCTGGTGGTCCTGTAGTAGAGGCTCTTCTCGGTGGGGATCAGGGCTGGACGCTTGTTCCAACCCATCTCCTGCTGCATCCCGAGAACTTCACCAGTCTTCTGATCTACTACAAACTGTTCAACGGTCCAAGGCGCTCGAATAGCAATCTTCCTGACACCGATACGGCCATCATCGTATTTGCTGTTTTTCTTCCCAGAACGGGCATCACCTTGTCTGCGTTTATAGACAACTTCAAACCAAGAAAAGCCATAGGTCAGGTAGGACAGAGCCTCAGAGATATGGTCTTCGAGGGAATGTTCCATGTCCGAGAGAACAGACTTGACGAACTCAACCTCATCCTTGGCTTCCTGACTATCGTTAGCCGGGACAACCTTGATCTTGACATCACGAAGGACTTGCTCGGTGGCATACATGACCGCGCCAATAGTGGCGTTATTGTCACGCATCTCACGATACTTCTGGATAGCCTTACGACCACGAAGTTCAGTCAAGAACTCGTCTGCACGAATATCGCCAGTATAGGTGTTTTTACCACTTACACCAAGTTCGATCTTGGCAGCGGTCTCACTGAGTTTTTTCATGGCTTATCCTATCCGAGATAATAGACCCTTCGCATCTTGATAGCCAATACTCAATGCGGGTTTTGCAACACTCTTCAGAGCCAGATTTGTTACTGCCCAGACCAGAGCATCAAGCCTGTCAGGAGAACCGATGGAGCCAAGAGGTTCCCATTGAACAAGTTGGTCCTCTAAGGCATCCAAGCCTTTTACATGCTTGACCTTACCTCTTTCATACAACGAAGATACTGGTTCAGCCCTAGCGAACTTACCCCTCGAAGCATGAACCATCCTGATAGGAACACTGTCATCAACGGTCAAAAGAGTATGTCTGACCATTTCGCCACCTTGATTTCTCTCGGCAACGATACAGTCAGCTTCATACTCGTTATACAGTTCAATGGCCTTGGTGGCCCACTGTTCAGGTGTGTATCGGTCTGTATGGTCTGCAAGGATGTAGCAAGTCCCGTTAAGGTCCATTCCTGCTACAATCATACCTGTCATATCTGATTCAGCATTGGCGGAAACAGCGGGGTCAACAGAAACAACAACCCTGACAAGTTGAGGGAGGTCTTCCTTGTCTATTTCACATTCTGCCAACAACTCTCTTGTCCAGAGAGCACCAGAGGCTTCATCAAGAACCTCTGCATACAATTCCTGTCTACCAAGCCTAGTCCCTTCATATTGGGTCTTGACTGCTTCAAGATATGTAGAAGCAAGGTTGGCAGAGTTATCAAACGTAGAACCGCTAGTGACAATTGTCTTTGGATTCTTCACAATCTCTCGAAGGAGTTTTGTGGGTTTGGGGGTTGTGGTGATACAGACCTGAGGATGGGCACCCAATCGCAGACAGAACTGCAACATGTCCCAAGTGTCTCGGTCTTTGTTCCAAGCACACAACTCGTCACACCAAGCATGGTGGAACTGCGGTCCCCGAAGACGTTCAGGCTCCTCTGCGGAGAAGAACTGGACTTGAGCACCATTCTCCCAAGTCAATGTCCTCTTCGTAGGGGACCATTCGGGATAACCGATCTTGACGCCGTTAACCGTCTTGTCATTGGGACTACAACAAGCAAGAAAGCCACTCTCACCTTTCACCATAACTCGTTCAATATCCGAGTTGGTAGCGGCTACAGCAGCAACCCTCTTCTGCCCACCAGTCATAATCTTTTCTCTGACCCACTCAACACCAGCCCTAGTTTTACCAAAACCACGACCAGCATTGATAAGCCAGATATTCCAATCACCACTAGGAGGGATTTGTTCAGGTCTGGCCCAGAACTTCCAAGTGAACTTCAATTCCTCGGCCTTCTTGGGCTCCATCTTCATCAGGATGCTGACAACATCATGCCCCATTTCCCTGAGGTCATCAGCATGAATGGGTAGACCATTCTTACCCGGCATCTTCTTCCTTCTCAGGCTTCTTCATGTTCAGCAAGGCGAGAAGATCATCAATAGCCCCGGTATCCTCATTGGATTCTTCAGGGTCAACTTCCTCAACCTTGATGGTCGGGTTCCAACCAGCCTTACTACGAAGAAAGAGTTCAGCAGCCTTAAGGTCTCCCTCAAGAGCCTTGCCTACTACAACAGACCCTACTTGCTCATGGATAAGAGACCGGGCCTCAGCAATATCGTTTCTGTAAATCTTGTAAAGAGAGTTCATCGAGGTCGGGGCACCCTCGAATCTCTGGATATCATCAAGGATGACCTTCATCGAGACACCAGCATGAATCTTCCTCCGAACCTCGGTGGCAATATTCATCTTGTGCTTCAATGGTGCTGGGAAGAAATTAGCCATGCTGTCATCCCTACAACAAAATAAGGGGTAAATGTTTTGGTTATCGAAAAGGATAAAATATCCTCATTTGACTACCAATATGGTGTAGTTTTACTCAAAAGGATAAAAAAGGGCTTATGCGTCCACTAACGCTTTATCTGATATGGTGAGGTAGTTCGACGTAAGCCCTTGATTGGGACATATAGGGCAGAAATCTCATTTGTCAAGGGGTAGCCTCTAATGGGATTCTACTCTTACAGAATCGTAATGATCTACTTCATTAGGTCAACCATCTGATAAATTAATCATATACAGAGATATAAAACAATCTATCAAGGTTTTTCCTAATGGTGTTATTCATTACGATTAGAGGGTAATGAGTATGTAGGAAGATTTTTCTTGTTGTCAAGTGTGACACATTGTCGCACCTTAGGATATTTATTTTTTACTGTGGTATTTTTGCAACAATAAGAAAAAACCTAGATGGGCTGATTATCAATTATTGTAGTAGATACCGAAGGTAGAGTGCGGAGGGAACCGGAGCCGATAAAAATAATACCCGCCCCGCACCCTGCGACATATTGACACATCATACCCCCAGGCTCTTGACAAGCATACCTGTGACACAATGTCGCACCTATCAATTTTTGGTCTTGGCTACATGGTGGGTTGCCACCCGGAACGAATCAGGAACTGTATTTTCCCTAGGGGCCCCACCCCCCTGTCAACCCCCTTGACAAAAGAAAAGCCTGGTCCCGATAGAAATTGATGTGATTCGGTTTAAACCCGACTGATTTACTCGGAAAAGTAAGCGATTGGAATCAAACGAAAAGATTCCTCTTGACATTTGAAAATGTGAGGGAGAGAAGTGATTCGGCAACACTCTGGGCCCTATGTCAATAATCCGTCAACCGGCATCATGCAATGGAATTGAACACTCGTTCAGTTAGTCAACAGATTGATATGTTATAACATAACACTAAACGACCGGACAAAAAAATACCCCCGCCGAGTCCCAATGGGAAACGACAGGGGCTGGGACGCGATAGGCGCGCCGTGTAGGGGGTGACTCTATTCCCTAGGGGGTGACTACATAGAAAGCGGCAATGGCCACCAGAACGCAGCAAAACGCCGCATAATCGATTACCTCGCGCAACATTAGATTGCCTCCACGTTGATAACGAGAACAGTAAACCCCGCTCTTGCTAGATCACTCTGATAGCGTTGCGCTTGCGCTAGCGTCATTCGTGGACCGAACGGCTCTAGCCTATAGGCGGTTTCTTTTGCCAGTTGATACGTTGCTCGCATGGTGCTTCCCCTTTTCATGCTGCTAGGTCCAGTTTCAGTTGATTGTCTACAACGTCGCCGGATTCGTCATAGTCCAGTCCATCCTTGAGTCGCGCAATCCAGACATATTTAGAGCAATCCACGAATTGCCCGTCGTCTAGTCTAGTCTTTTCCGGACCGTCGCGCTCTTGCGTCAGCGTGTAATGCCCGGACTCTTTTACCTGATCTAGAGTCCACGATTGCCCGTTCGGTAAATCAATCTTTTCTGCTATGTCGTAATACTCGGAATCTAAATCACTCTGGAAAATAACCTTGCCAATGTCGCAAGTAGGGAAATAATCCGACATAGACTCACAATATACAACGTCTTCACATAGCCAATATTCATTACGGGATTCGCAATATACAATTCCACTCGCGTCGCCAGATTCTAAATAATCTTGCGAATAAGTTTCCTCTGTAGTTTCTTCCCTAGTTCCTCGCATAGTCCAGACGGAAACGGCGCTATTGTCGGAATAAACGTTTTCATTGCCCGCGCAAGTAAAATAGGAACGCTCATAGCAAGACTGGCAGATACATTCCCCCATTGATTCAACGTATATTGAATCTTCGCTCATCATACCTTCGCCGCAGCAATCGCAACACGAGTCAAAATTATCGGGCGGCATGTATTCCCCCGCCGTTGAACGGAAAGAAAACCCGCCGTGACGAGTCAACGTGATTGTCTTTTCTTCCGTGTCTATCTCGGCGTCGGAGCAGATATCGAGATAAGGCGCGACGATTCCGCCGGTCCGCGTTTCGATCCAAAGCAATTGCGCACCATAGAATCCGCGTTCCGTTGCCTCATACTGATTTTCTGCTAGCCAAGATTCTAGCTTTTCTCCCGCAAGAGTCGTGGAAAGATAAACCGGGGCTTGATTCTTATTACTCGGTCGGATAGTAACGCGCGCTCTAATCTGCGCGTCCGGATTCTCAGCATTTTCGATTTGTAACACGCCGTTTGC